TGCGACAATCACCGTTGCTATGGATGCGTATAATATCCCCACCCATCCATAAGTGTATAAAAAGAAGGACAACCCCAACCACCACGACAGGCAGAAAGCACAATCAAGTGGTTTCATTTGCTTCCATTTGTGGTATTCGTTTCCATAGAGATAGCGTTTAAGTAGGTCGGCTGGTTTGCCGAAGTTGACAATGATGATTGCCAAACAAGCAATCCCAATTATTTCTGTGTGCATCGTTCTTTCATTAGTTTCACCACCCTCAACACTTCACGGACGGAGATGTCGGTCTTTCTATGGATCGCCCTTGCAGACATTCCTGAACACCACATCTTGAATAGTTCCTTCTCATAAAAATATGCTGACTCGGTTACTTGGTTTATTTTGTTGATTCGTTCAAGTTCAATTGTTTCTTCTTCCTCTCTCTCAAGGAGTAGGTCAGGTTCTTCAGCGAAGTCAAGCTCATAGACATCGTACTGGTCATATATGCGAGAGTTACCGAAGGGATGCCGGTTGCCGTTGATAGCCAAATAAAGGAGACGGATTGACCAAAACTGGATGTATCCGTCCCTGTATATTTTTTCAATTTGCTCATCAGGTTTCTCAAGTAATGTCAAAAAGTAAAATTGATACAACTCCCTTGCCAACTCTCTATCTTTGGCGATATTCCTTGTTGCTTGGGTGAGCCAATCAGCTTTGGACAACTCCAATATGATGTCGGCTTTGTTCAAATTTTCTTTTCAATAATGCAAAGATAACCATCTTTTTCGTATTTTTTCTTACACCTCAACAACTCCTCCTCCGTCTTGTAGATGGAGATGCTCTGCGTGAGTCCTTTCTTGCAAGTAATCACCCAATAAGGCAAGTGCTTTCGTATAATGTTGACTTGTGATTCGGTCATATTGAATTAGGTCGGTGTAAACATTGACGGAGTTAATGATGGATGAGTGATCCCGATGAAGGATGTTGCCAACCCCAGCGAAGGTCATCTTCAAATGCTTCCTACATAAATAGCAAAATAGATGCCGTGCATAGGAGATGTGTTGTTTGCGATTGTGAGAAACGATTTGGTCAGGGGTGACATCGTAAACTTGACAAGCCACTCGCATTGCATCCGTCCAGTCAGCTTCTATGTCGTTAATGTCGCAGCGTGGACGGAGTATTTCATTCTTCAATCGCTTGACCTCTTGTGCGTGTGATGTGTGTAGTTGCTGAATCGTCAATCTCAATCTGCGAATCTCTTGCTTTAGGTTGTGTGTCTCCTGGTAGTGATTCATAGCTTCTCATTACCATCACCCAACTTGATGAACCCTGAATCCTTTGTTGATCCAGTTGCACGAATGAAATCAATCTCAATCTTTGCGGAGTTGATAATTACTTGTCCGACATCTGCCATTGCTTTTGCAGTTTGGATGTCAATGTCACCTTCTTTTAACCGTTCTAAAGTTTCAAAGAGATGATCTCTCAGGTCGTTAATTTTGTTTCTTGCCATAGGAGTTTATTTTTCTTGTTAATGATTTTTTGATATGTATAACTTCTTTCAATTCTTCAGGTAGATTTTGAATGTGATTCCTTCTCATATGCTCTACCCGGTCAATGATTTCTAAATTGTCAATATGAATGTTGCTTCTATTTCTGTCCTTGAACACGACAAACATTCCCTTTGGAATCTCTCCGTTGTGTTGCTTCCATAACAGGATGTGAACAAACTCAAATCCTTTCTCAACTTTTTCTACCAGGTAACCATCACGAAATGAACGATGACCAATTGGTTTTGTGTTGTGTGGTGTTTGCCCTTTCTTGAATTGGGTTTCTTTCCCTCCGATTTGCAAACCTTTCATTCCTTTGTTCCACGACTTCATCCCTTTTTTGAATTGGGTGTGTTCGTGACCTTTGTAATTTTCTTTGTAGTAGTTCATCAACCATTCCTGGTCTTTCTTCAAATCAATTCTTTTTGCACGGTTGTAAATTTGTTTAATGCTACACCCAAAATGCTTTTCCAAATCTTTTGCCAATGTTGTTGGATACAACTTTACCAGCTCATCGGTCTCGGCTTCAGTCCATCTCTTTCTCATAACTTCTCCTCGTACATTGTGCGTGATCCTGTGAAGGTTGTGGGGATGGTGTGACATTCTCCGTGACGATTCTTTGCGATGATGACCTCCGCTTCCTCAACTTCCATCTTCTCGCCTGAATAGTATGCCGGGCGAAAGGGAAACATCACAACATCCGCATCTTGTTCAATGCTTCCGCTCTCCCTGATGTCGCTCAACATCGGTCTCTTGTCACTTCTCTCCTCACATTTGCGTGATAATTGGGCAAGAACGATGACCGTGATTTGCAATTCCTTTGCCAACAATTTCAAGTTTCGTGAAATCTCTGCAATCTCTTGCTCTCGGTTTTGCTTTGTCCCTTTGATCAACTGGATGTAATCAATCACGAGAAGCTCAAGTCCGTGCTTTGCTTTGTGAATCTTTGCTTTGGATTTTATTTGTTGAATCGTGCAGTTTGGATCGTCATCAACAAAGAACTCAACCTTTGAATTGTTTACCTTGTCACAAAGGGTTATGACCTCCACCTCCTTCAGGTTGGCGTTGCGTATCTTCCAATTTGGTATGTCTACAAGGAGTGATAAGTATCGCTTTGCAAGTTGCTCGGATGACATCTCCAAACTCACAAACAAACCCTTCCCTTCCAACTTCCCGAACTCATACATCAAGGACAAAGCAAGTGCCGTCTTTCCTTGACCGGGACGAGCAGCCATCACCACCAAATCACCAGCGTTCCAACCTCCCAAGATTCTATCAATTGAAATCCATCCGCTTCGCTTACCTGTTATTCTATCGCCACGCTCAATTGCTTGGGTGATGTTGTCAACGGCTTCACCGCTCAACTTGTGGATGCTTACAGGATCGTTGATTGTTGTGAACTTGGTGTTGTCAATTATGCTTTGAGTTTGTGTGAGCAACTCTTTCAAATCAATTGTCAAGTCAATAGAAGAGATTTGAGCAACAAACTCCTTGTGAAGGTACTTGGCTTCCAACTTTGGAATATAACTGCTCACATTGGCCACATTGCTGACATTCTGCCCGATGAAAATCACCCTCATTCTATCATCATTGTTCATCCCTTTGGTCAAGGACATATAATCTATTGCCTCGTTTCCGTAGTAAGCAACCGACATCCGCTGGATGACCTCTCGGTGAAGGGGTTGTTCAAACCATTGGTGTTTGATTCTTGGAAGCAAAGCTCTTGTCTGCTCATAGAACAAAAGTTGTCCGAGTATGTAATCTTCAAGTTCATTCATAGTCCGACAAAGTAAACACTTTTTTGTGAACAACTTGTGGAGTTGCTGAATTATTTTTTTGATTAATCTTCCAAGTCCTGACTGATGCTTTCCAATCTTTCATCTTGTTCTTGCCGACCATCCATCCGTTTGCTTCGTAATGGTTTAACCAGTTCTCTGCGATGTCGTTCATCCCTTGTTCGCTCATATACTCTTTGAGTTGTTCAATGGTAGGTTTTTGGAATCGTGCTACCTTCTTTTTTTCAATTAAATTTTCATTTTCATTTTCATTTTCCATATGTTCAACATATGATAAAGATGTGTTATTCATATCTTCTTTCTTCTTACGATTGTTTCTCCTTGATTCGGAGTACGCTTTACGCTTATCAACCTCCTCTTCCAACCTGATGTTGTAGAACTTGCCGTGTTCATCTTTTTGGAATTTGGTGAATACATCTTCGTCATATGAACCACATATGTGCAACATATCTTTTTCGGATAAATGACCTTTTTGATGTTGGATGCAAAGCAAGGTGATAAACTTGCCTTTCTGCTCCATTGACATCAACAATGTGCCGGTCAAAAAGTCCGAAGAATAAAACAGGAACGCTGGATCTTTGCTCATAGGTAAAAAAATCGTTGATTTTGTGATTTTCTGAATATTCTTGATTTGTGACGACTATATGGTTCGTTAATATCAATACAAGCCCGTGTTAAAGAATCATATTTCTTGCCAGTTTCAATGTCTACTACTGGCTTTGATAGGCTCTCAAGTAATGCCAATCTCGTTGTTTCAAATAACCCATTATCCCATCCATGCTGTATATTTTCCTTTCGTGTTACCCATTCAAGGTTGTCAATGTGATTATTTGTCTTGTTTGCATCTTTATGGTTTACTTCAGGTTTGTTGTCAATGTTTTCAATAAATGCAGTTGCGACTAAGCGGTGAATCTTGTGCATTTTTTGTTTGTCATTTACCAAAATTCCAATTCTTAAATACCCCATAGCAGTTGTATAGGGTTTCATAATTCGTTCATTGCCACATTTGTAGCTCTTAACCCGTCCCCAACTGGAGACATAATACTCCCCATTGCATTCCGCAACAGGTTTCCAAATTTCTTGTGTGTTCATTTTTCCGCATTAAAAAACCCTCGGAATAGATGGTCTGCGGGAACACATCTACCACGAGGGTAAGGTCTTTTGATTTTGGACAAACCCGCATTTGTCAATCAACTGTACGAAGATAGCGATTTAGTTTCATTGTTTCAACTTAAAATCTTTTTTAATCCGTGAATAAAGATACCGTGCTTTCCACTCACTACACCCCATCTCCGCTGCGATATATCTCCAGCAATGGTGATAGTCCTCACGAAGGATGGCGATTGCCCACATCAGGTTGTAATCACTTTTTTTTGGTAACATATGCAATGCCCATTAAAAATAAAAACAAACATCCAACAAACCCAGCGATGAACTGCCCGGTCAAAGGATAGTTGACAATTGTCCATCCATACAAGATACCACTTGCTATGACACATAGAATGATGAGTAGGTTCTTCATTGTTCGTTTATGAATTTAGCGTAATCGTGTGCATCCTGTTCACTCTCAAAGGTTGCAAGTAACTCACCGGCAAAGTACACACGCCACTTGGTGATAAAGTTAATTGTTGCTTTAATTACGACCGCTTTCATTCTTGATTGCGTTATATTGGTTCTCCCAAGTCCTCGCCTTGTCCTCAAGCTCTTGCTTGGTTTTCTCGTGACTCATTTTTGCCAAGTTCAATTGGTTGGTGGCAGTTTGCAAGTCAATGCGATTCTGCCAAAGTTCACCTTCCAGTTCGGTGTTGATCCGATGTAGACGGTAGATTTCTTCCAAGTAACTTTGTGACTTCTTTTCATCAGCATACACCTTGTACACCAATAGGACGAATGTCAATCCAAATAGTATTGTTGTTGTCATTTTGCTTTTCCTTTGTAGAATTTGTGGTTGAAAATTGCCTGACTGAATTGGTCAAAGTCAGGTTTGTACTCGTCCCTCTCAAACTCGTATGGTTTGGCTTCGGGAAGTTCTTGCTTCATTGACTTGCGGAATGCGTGGATTCCGTAGCCCACCGCAAATGCGATGGGAGTCAAGATGATTGGGTAGATGATGTCTAATGCCATAGTTTAATTTTCTAAATCTTTTTGTGAATGGACAATTTATTTTGTGATTGATAAAAATAGTTCTCCAGCGTATGTCAGTTTCTCGTCAATGATTTCTTGCGAGTCCTCGTCCAAAGTGATAAGCGTTCCTGTGACCTTCTTGCCTTCAGGCATTCGTGGATCGTAGGAAACGAAAATCCCTTCGGTCAACCCGGTTGCAATCATTCCCATCTGCATTTGCCAATAATACTCCGTCCGTTTGGACTTGAGTTGCTCGTTGTTTTTGATGAAGAAGTTTTGAAGGTGGTTGCCTGAATTAAAAGGACATTTGATTTCAATGAGCTTCTCACCAAGTGCATCGGGAGAGTAACCACCCCAAAGACCATAAGTGATGAAGGTGTATGTCTCCGCTCCGTAGTAGGTATAAAAGTCATCCGTTTGTTGCTGGAAGTAATGGAACGCTTCTTTCTCGTGTTCCTTGCCCCAATCCAACGCACGACCATAAATCTCCGTGCGGTTGCCTGTGAGATACTCCGCTGCTTTCTCAAACACAAATGACTTTGCCGTCTCCGAAAGGAACTCCGATTTTGTTTTCGGAGTCCCCATCAGTTTGTGAATTTCGGAAGCGGTGAAGCGTGACCTTCTTAAATCTTGCCAATCCTCCTCCGTCAAAGAAGAGTGAATAGTTGGAAGTTGATGTTTCATTTCTCGCCAATTAATAGTTTTTGGTTGACTGGAGAGACATCGTACTTGTTTGTGATGTCGGTCATCAGTCCACCGGTCTTGAGATGCTCCATTGCTTTTGCCCAATTAGGATGCTTGGGAGTGAGTTCTTCTTTCTTTGGTGCAGATGTTCTACCCATTGCCTTCTCACCGTCATCGTCATCGTCAATGTTCAGGTTCAAGATAGAACCGAGTGCATACCTCCGAGCGTAAGTAATTGCCGAACCCATCGCTTGTGGATCGTTCTGCTTTGCCACAGGCATCGTGTAGGATGACTCCATCCACTCACCTGATTCGGAGTGAACGATGATGGTTGTGAGTGCGTCACCATCGGGAAACTGACTGACTGCCAAACCACATTCGCTCAATGGCTTTTGGATGGTTGACAAGATGTTTGCCAATGACGCATACTTTGACTTGAAGAAAGGGTTGTTGGACTCCTTTGCTACCTTGCTCACCGATGCTTGGAATTTTACCAACGCACCAGCGATGTTCTTGATTGATTCGCTTTTATTCATAGGAAATTTGTTTTTTGTCCGAGCATAAATAACACCGTGAACTTGTCGGGTTCTAAATAGAAGAACCGCTCCGTCTCAATGCCGACCAAGTTGGTCTCAACGCATCCACCGAAGTACACATCTCGCTTGATCATATACGGTTCAAGTTCATCA